ATGATGAGTTAACTAGTTTGATGTTTCAGTTGTATTGTGGAAATGACTTTGGTTTAGGAAATTTCAGTCTTTCTTTTCTTGATAAAATTGAGAAGAGATGGGCAACAGGTAGAAAAGCTGCAGCTGCAGCTAAAGGTTTAAAACTTGTTGTTCGAAATGCTTAACCACGGTGCAATTTCCCAATCCATATCTTTTCCCGCATCGTGGTTATGCAAATGGAATATAAAAAAAGAAGAGTCTTATTAGGAATTGATGAAAAGAAAACTATCGCAGATACGATAGAATTCTGTGGCGCTCTACTTGGCCCAGAGAAATCCGATTTTATTGACATTATCCGATCGCAGCGTGACCATGCTTATAGGCATTATAAGAAATATACGCTAAGGGAGTGCAGAAAATTTGATGACTTGTTCACCAAACTTGTTAAAAAATTTGGGCATTAAGCTATCTATGGAACTTACTAAACCTAAACCAGTTCCAGAACATAGGTTGTTTCAGGCAATTCTTGTCCAGGCGTTGGAAGATGCTTTGAATCCATCTAATTTTAAAAAAGAAACGTATTGGAAAGATGATGCCCACAGATGGTTTTTAGAAAATTCAAAAGATTTTCAAGATGTGTGTTGGTCAGCTGATATGGATCCAGAAATGATCCGAGGAGAATATCTAAAATTAGTTAAAAATAAAAAAATAATATTTACGAAACTTCAGCAGCACTGGTTAAATTATCGAGAGCTGTATAGACTGTATCGTGAGGCAGGTTCGAAAGAGGAAAGAAGAGAAATTAAGAAGAAAATTGTAGAAGAGAATCTTAAAAAATTATCTTAGTCATGGTGGAAAAAAGTATTTAACACCTGCGGGAAAGGGAAAGTGAGAGCTAATTAACTTGCCCGCAGATGCAACAATTGTAGTAATATATGACATACAAATAGTACGCATATTCAAAGGTACCATATTCGATATTCTGTGTCCATTAAAATGTAGTTTGGAATAATTCTAAAGTGATAAGTGATAACGGCCACCGGACAACGAACCAGTGAAGCTGCCAATGACCGTTAATATTTATAAAACGTAGTATTTATAGCATTTATTGGTGTTTTTGGTCAATTTAAAAAATTTTACTATATAGATATTCTAGACACCTGAGTAATAAAAAGTACCCCAGGGGGTAAAAGAGGTGTCCCTGGTGTCCCTGAAGAAGAATTATTATTATATATCAATAACTTAAGTCACTTTTAGTGGTGTCCCTATGGTGTCCCTATGGTGTCCCTTAGGGACACCTACTACCCTGTCTTGCGGGAACGCTATCAGAACTTTTTGGGGAACTTTCATTTACTTTGAAAAATCTATATAATAGAAATTATGATTAAAAAGATTATCTTCAACACTGCAAAAGAAGCTTTTCGTAGAGGTTTTAGAAAATACAAAAGAGGTCAAAAAAAAGAAGAACGTGTGCCTTATGATTTGGTTAAATCTAGTATCAAAAGAAGTATTAGAAGCACCAAGTTTATGGATAAAACTGCATATCAACAAGCTCCTAAAACTACAAGTATACCACGTGGTGGTAATCCAAGAATAGTTGGCAAAGCATATGCTTCAGACAGAGCTGCTAAAAAAACTATGATGATTCCTATGATGACAAAACAGCAAAGAGCTGCTAATCAAGAAGCTATAAGTGATTCAGTAAGAAAATTTTTGAGGGATAAAATGAATAGAAAAAAATATGGTGGAGTAATGAAAGCTTTTAAAGGTAAATATTTTGATGAACAAAAAACTAACGTTAAAGGTAAAAATAGAACAGGGCCTGTTCCTGGTGGAAATACTCCTGAGATCCCACCAGAAGAATTTATGAAACATAAAAAATATAAACATAGAAGAGTTATTTCTGCAAAAGTCGGAATAAATGTTAATGCAGGTGGTGAATCAGCCTTAGGCAGATTACAAAAATCTGGAATGTTAAAAGCATATACAGGTAAAGCTGTAAGACAACCATCAGAAACAAATAAAGAATTTGAAATGAGACATGCATACCATACTCCATTTATGAAATATAAACCTAAAATGTTATTAGGTGGTTTACTTACAAAAGGAATTAGACAAGGTATTAAAAGTTATGTGAAAGCATCTGGTAAAAAAACTAAAGACTTAGTAAAACTTCAACCAATGAAATCTAGAACATCTGCTAAAACAGATATGGCTAGAGGAATTCAATTACATACAAAAAGTTTAGAAGATAAAAAGATATTACAAAAATATATAAGATCTAAATAATGAAACGTAACGAGTTAAAAACTGTACATGAGTTAACTCCAAAACAAAGAATGTTTGTGGAAATATTAGTACAAGAGCATGGCAACATCACACAACATGAGGCGTATAAGAGAGCAGGATATGAAGCTGCAAACGAAAATACTGCCAAGTCATGTGCATCACAGTTATTAAGTAGAAAATTAAATCCCCATGTTGCAAAATATTTTGATCAAAGATTTGAACAAGAAATAAAAAAATACGAGAGTGACAACCTAAGAAGATATAAAAGATTAGAAAGAATTGCTAACAAAGCAGAAGAAGATAAACAATATGCTGCTGCTATCAATGCTGAATATAGATCTGGACAATTAGCTGGAGCTTATGTAGATCGTAGAGAAGTAAGAGTTAGTGGTTTGGAGGGTATGTCACGTGAGGAACTTGAAAAGAAATTGGAAGAGCTATCCGCAAAAATCGATGGATACAATGCCAAAACAATCCAAGTCTCCGACTCTGAAGAATCTGAGTTGGTCTGAGTATCTAGTATTGTTTAATAAAAAACATAACCCACTGATGACTTCAGTTGGGACAGTAGAGGTAAAAATTGATGAGAAAAAAGATTAGTCCACCTAAAAAGATTAATTCTGAAATAGAAAAATATCCAATGGTTTCTGTAGAATGGTTTGATATCGTTTCGGATAGTTCGTGGACAAGCTTTGATGCTTTAAAAAAATCTAATCTTGCCACCTGCATCACCAAAGGTCATCTTCTAAGCCAATCAAAAGGAGTGACTAGACTATTTGGAGATTACTCATTTGCAGATAATGGTAAGGACATTGAGAGCATTGGTAATACCACTATAATTCCTAATTCAGTTATTAAAGAGATAAAAAAGTTAGGTTAATAAATGTCAGATAAAAATAGAGAAAGTTTGTTATGGCAAAAGGTAAAAAAGGGTTTAGTCGATTGCTTTTTAACCCGCATAGAATCTAGCACAATTAATGGAATTCCTGATATTCATGGTGTACATAAACAAGGTGTATTTTGGATAGAATTAAAATCAGATGAAGCTAAATATCCTAAACTAAATAAGTGGCAAGTTGTTTGGATAAACCGTTATATCAAAGCGGGTGGAGTTGTTTTTATCTTGAAAGAGACCCCTTCGCAGAGGTCTCTTAAACTGTACAGACCGGTGTCCAGTTTCACTGATCCTCGTTCCCTTGAACCTCGTTTCTCGTTCTCGTCCACCGGACAATGGACGGTTCTGCAGGAGCTGCTGGTGAAAGAGCTGGCGCAGCGTGATCCTGAACAGCAGGTGGCGTAGATGTCGTTCTCGTTTCCTGGCCATGTTATATTTTTTACCTCTTAGTTAGCATGGCCTGGTAACGGGACCAGCAACTCTCGTTCTCGTTTCATTAGCAAACCTCGTTTCTCGTTTGAAGAAAATAACTGCGCCCCCCGCTGGTGAAGCTCAGGGATCTGGCGCGCGCGGATCAGCGTGCTTGGGAAAATTTTTCTGGACAGCAGGTGGGAAATGTGTAAATGTCGTTCTTGGAAAAGGAGAAAAGATATGAAGAAATACTATGGAGTACAGGTGCACACACTCACCTTTCAAAAAGTGGACGCTAATGGAGAATCAATTGATGGAAAAGTGTACGAGTACACAGGCGACCATTCCTCGTTTTGCGAAGGGATAGACGAAGATGATTTGGAAGAGGTAGCCGATGGCAATTGATTTTGATGCCCTCGATCTCGTTCGAGGTGAGAACAGATCTCGTTTGTACAACAAGAAGCTACAGGAGCTGGATCAGCGTAATCAGTCCCTTCAGGAGCTGGTGGAGGCCATGATCCGTGAGATACCAGATGACAAGAAATGGTCGTTTGAAGAAAGATTCAAAAAAATAAAAAATAGTTCTTGACATTTATCCCATCAGGTCTTATGTAAGGTCTGCGCATTAGATGCAGCTGCAGGCAATCTAAGGTACCGCAACTAGTGCGCAAACGCTTTAGGAGTAACTATTATGATTATAACTTACATGAAAATTCGAGCTATGACACGGTTGGTTCGTTGGCTAGACCAGAACAACGTGCACTCTGAATCAAGAGATACCTTCTTCCTGCGTCCATGGCTGATGTGGCCTAACGAAAGGAAAGGGATAGAACGGAGACTGGATGAGACTGCAGCACGTGACGCATTCTGCGATGAAAGATCTAAGAAGAGAAAATCCTGGAAGAACACGTACCTTCGCTCAGGACAATATGATAAGGCATTACAACTAATTACTTATATAACCAACCGTTACAAAAGGAGAGCAAATGACAAAAGAAAAATCTCGTAAAGAAGATAAACCAGAAGCTGGCAAAGTATACGCACTGACCGGTGGACCCGGATCTCGGTGCATCGCTAATGGCAACACATGGGCCGAGTCTGAGGTGGACCAGCAGGAGCTGCAGGTGAAAGACTCGTTGGAGAAGCGCAAATGATCTACATCGCTTTGTTGTTCCTAATGCCCAGCACTATCGCGGTGCTGGTAGGACTCATGATCCTCTCGCTCGTTGGAATTTGGTGATGTCGTCTCGTCTCGTTTCTGAAAAGAGCTGGCACCAGCGCAGGAATTACTCTGGCTTCAGGGGGCGTGCAGAGGAGTGTGCTGGTAGGACAAATGATTTGGTTTGCAGTTTAGAATGATTCTTAAAAACATTCTAAAAGATAATTAAAAAAGTTCTTTACATAAAGGAGTGGGATATGATAAGAGAGGGAACAAACTAACCAAAAGGAGAAAGATATGGGACTAGATCAACAAGCTCACTTACGAGGGCAAGAAATCGATTGGGACAAATATTATTCTGACGATAACTATGCCG